CCCGAGCTCCACGAGTACTCGTGGCCAGAGCGCGGATCCGCCGCGGAATATGCCTCCCTTACCCTCCAAGCAGAAAACCACCACGCAGTACCAGCCCCGCCAAACTTAATCGAGGCCTGCGATCGGTTGCTGCTTAAGTACCCCCGCGGACCAGTTGATCCCGTGCTTCGTTCATGGGATGAAGTGGAATTAAAGAAACGCTTGCTGTCGATTATTCGTACAGAGATCAAGCGTGATGCCTCTCCCGGGGCGCCTTTTGCAGCCATAGCTGCTACTAATGAGGAATTAATCAGCAAGCACAGCCTTATGCTAGTCAACTGCGCTTATGAACGCCTGTTGCTTTTAGCTTCAGATGCCGATCTTAGCCACGCTACCGCAGTTGATCTAGTAGAGAATGGCTTCTGCGATCCTGTAAGAATATTTGTCAAACAGGAGCCGCATACCCGGAAGAAGATGAAGCAACGTAGATATCGTTTGATATCATCAGTTTCCGTCGTGGACCAGATTGTAGAGAGACTGCTCTTTGGAGCACAAAATCGTTTTGAAATCGCTCTATGGTCTGAGATTCCTTCCAAGCCTGGCATGGGCCTAGCCCTGCAAGACCAGGCTCATAAGCTGTTCTCTGATCTTAAGATGAAGTCAAGTCGAGCCCAAGCTGCATGTGCAGATATTTCGGGGTTCGATTGGTCCGTCCAAGAATGGGAGTTTGAGGCGGAACTGTACATGAGATTGAAATTAATGGAGCCAAGCCTTAAAGACAATCCGCGTTTGTTGAACGCGGTACGAAACCGGTTTGCTTGTTTCAGTCTCAGTCTGTTTCAGTTGTCGGATGGCACCTTGATTGCGCAGGAGCTACCCGGCATTATGAAGTCAGGATCATACCTAACATCGTCCATGAATTCAAGAATCCGCTGCTTGATGGCGGAGATCATTGGCGCCGAATGGTGTATAGCCATGGGCGATGATTCTGTGGAGGCGTTCGTGGAGGACGCCCCAGCTAAATACCTTGATTTGGGTCATACCTGCAAGGAATACGAGCTATGTCCCACAGATTTTGAGGGCATTTTGGAGTCCGTCGAGTTTTGTTCGCACAAACTTGAGGCGGAGGGTTCCTTTCTGGTTCCCTGGGCCAAGACCCTCTATAGGTATTTGAGTTCCAAGACCCCCCAGTTCCACGATATACAATTCGAGCTGGGAACCAACCCCCATTGGCCATCTATTCGTCAATATCTAGAGTCGGTGCAATTGGCTCCATCGACAAAACCATTCTAGAAAGATGGCACCACGTCGCGGTCCTACCGCGAAGAAGAGACCTAATGTCCGAC